TTATATATCAAGGATATAGCTGGAAGAGAGTTATGAAAGAGATAGATAAATGTATTCCTTTATGTAGTAACTGCCATCGTATACATCATTCTGAAGAAGTTGCCTGAGTTAAAATTAAGCTTGGCTTTAAAGATTTCTTCCTTACACCCTAGACTAAATTGGTTTTTAATTTTTCTCGAAGAATTTCATAAGGTGTCTCCTCTTTAAAATAAAGGGAAAATAAGTAACGGTCCTTATCATCTAAGTTTATAACAGCATGATTTTCTTGGTTATTGAATAGATAATATGTAAGAGGTTTATATTTTAATTCGATAATATTGTCATAATAATATTTATTTTTACGTTTACCAAACATTGAATAGCTATGATGATTCTTACTAACTAATAAATTAATACAAGACTGTCTAAAATCATCTACATGCCAATTATAAAAAGATTTTTTTGGGATTTTTAATAAACCTAAGTGTTTGATTGGATTTATTTTGTCTATTTCCCGTAAAGCATCTTCTTTTTCAATCCAACAAGTTTCAACAGGAAATGCTTCAAACCCAAAATGTTCTTTCCAAGGTAGGTCTAAGCTTATTAAAAATTCTAGAAAGGGAACTAATTCATTTGCTTTTGTTTTAATTTCTGAAAAACAATCACTTGTCTTCATTTCCGCAATGTAGCCTTGATCATCCAGGCAGATTTAAAAGCATTTCCACACAGTTCAGCCATATAATTTTCTATATCTATCGCCTTTATTTTACGTGCAGCCTCCTGTATTTTCTTAGACATCATTCCTAAGTTTTCTAGATTTTTATAATATGTAACCAACATCTCTTCCGGTGCATAGCTTTTCACATGGTCAAACTTTTTATTTGAACCGAGCAAACCTTTACGACACATGGGTAGCAGATAATCCATTGAACGTACATACTCACTTACATCATCGAACTCCTTAAGGTGTAATTCGTACTGTTTCTTTAAAAATTTGTGAACAGCCAAGAAATTACTTGCTTCGTAATTAAGATGAATTAAGTGTGATTGTATTTGTAATTCATGAATGTAAGCAGCAAGACCCGTAAGACTCTTAACAAAGGAACCTACGTTGTCTTTAGACGTAACTTCTTTTTTAATAGGTTCTTTTTTCGCTTCAGGCTGTTGCTGATTCTGCTGTGGCAACGGCGTTGGAATCTGATTCTGGAGGGGTGCTGGTGTAAACATTAGCTTGTTCTTTTGCCTTGTTCTCTTCATATAGTCTAACTGCTTCTAGCCTATCGAAAAACTGTTCACGAACTATGAGAGCAGCTTCTTCTTTAAACTCTTGCCATAAGCCTGTATAGAAACCATGCATTGGATGCTCTGGATTATTACGCCCGTATGCATGATATAAATGTCTCATGAATGCAGTTCTCTTATCTTGTTCGATAAGATGTTCTCTTAGTTCTTTTTTTTCTTGTTCAGTCATTTATTTACAGACAGTAATTCTAGTATAGACACCATGCCAGATAGCACCACAATAAATTTCAAAATTTTAGTCATCATGTTCATCCCATGGATCAGTTAAATTTTTATTAGGTGGACCGAAAGCCATATAGATTCCGTAGCCAGTAATAAAAAATAATAGTATCAATATAATAGCGATTAACTGCCCCTGTGGTGGTAAACCTGAATAGTTACCATGACCAATCAATGGTTGCTTCTCCCATGTTCCTGGAAGTGTGTACACGGATGGCTTTGAAATAAAGTAACTTAGCATTCTTTTAGTACTTTATTTTATAGTACTAAGCTGCTTCTAGTGCTGCAACTCTTGCTTCTAATGCAGTATTTTTTGTTGATAATTCTTTTATTGCATTTACAAGTATTGGCACAAGTCTTTCATACTTCATTCCGTAACTCATATTATCCTCAGTTAAGTTACAAACTAACATATTATCTTTCGTGTCTCCAAATCCGTTAGCCTTTTCTACTTCTAAAGCTTCTTGTGCTAAAAATCCAACATGCAATCTATTTCTTTTCTTTGATCCATCAGGTGTTCCAAAAGGTTCTTCTTCTGTTCCATACCATGTTCTTCTATCCCATCTATAAGTAACGGGTCTTAATGCTTCAATCCAAGCTAAGCCTATATTGAAGTTTGTTACGTCTGTTTTATCCCTGGAATCAGAAGAAGAGATAGATGTATCAGCACAGAATAAATCTGTTGTACTGTTATTACCTAAACAAATCTGATTACTACCTGTTGTTATATTGCCAGATGGACTGTTAGACCTTCCAGCATCTAAACCAATTCCAATATTATTATTACCAGTGGTTACACTTTGCAGAGCATCAGCACCTACAGCAACATGATTTGACCCTGTTGAATTTGCGTATAAAGCAAATCTACCTATTGCTGTATTTGCACCTCCTGTTGTGTCATTAATCGCAGCACCTTCCCCGACAAAAGTATTATAACTAGCCGTAGTTTGTAGTTTACCCGCTTCATAACCCATGATGGTATTGTTGCCACCTGTGGTGTTTGTCTTTAAAGCTGTATAACCAATTACAGTATTCTTTGCTCCACTAGTAGTTTCTTTTGCAGCCTCGAATCCTACAGCGGTTATATCATTAGTGGCGTCTTGTGCAGCGTCTGTTCCTATAATTGTGACCCCATATCCAGTTGCTTGTCTTCCGGCCATATCTCCAATAATTACTTGATCACCATTAGCACCACTATTTTCTCCAGCTTGGTGACCTATGATAGTACAACTACCTCCAGTGTTGTTAATCCCTGCTCTATGTCCTATAGCTACACCTGCATTCTGAGTTGTTATACTTTCACCTGCAGCAGAACCAATAAATGTGTTTGAATGTCCAGTAGTGAGCGACGCACCAGCACTAGCCCCTACAGCAGTACTATTGGCTGCAGAAACAGACGCTTTCAAAGCGTTCATTCCAATAGCTACTGATCCTGAATGTTGATTACTTAATGTTGATAATGCGTCATAACCTATAGCAACATGATTTGACCCTGTAGTATTTGACTGTAAAGCGTAACCTCCAACTGCAGTATTCTTTTGTCCAGTAGTTATAGCCTTACCAGACCGATCACCCAAACAGGCGTTAAAGGTACCTGTTGTAATTAAATATCCTGAAAAGGCACCATAAAGAGCGTTACTATCAGCGGTTGTTATTTGCATACCAGAATAGTGGCCAAAACAACAATTATAATTTCCAGTTGTAATATCTTCTCCTGCTTGTTGTCCTATTAAATTATTCATCTTACCTGTCGTTATGTTGAGTCCAGCTTGTTGACCCATTGCATTATTACTTTCTCCTGTAGTAAGTTCTCTCATGCACTGGCCACCAACTGCCACATTAAATCCAAAAGCTTTTGTACAATTCTGTAAGTTTTGATATCCAATAGCTACGTTGTAACTTGCTCCTGTTTTAGGTCCTGTGCTGTGACCAATGGCTATATTGTTATCTCCAGTTGTAAGCTCGTCACCGGCGTTGTAGCCAATAAGAGTGTTTGAGGTTGCATCAGTTCCTGAAAAACTTGATCCTGCACCGGTACCACCTACTGTGTTTTCCTGAGCATCAGAACTTAAACCACCAGCAGCTGATGCCCATGTAGTACCACCCGATCCATTTGACTGTAAGAATTGACCTGAGGAACCATATCCACTTGGAATAGTGAAGGTTAGATTACCAGAGAAATCAGCATGTGCAGGTGCCTTTAGTGAAGCATAATGAGCATTACTTGATTCGCAATACCATCTGACTTCTGATCTTGCACCATTATTTTTTAATGTGATTATGCCGGGAGTTACCTCAAAGTTAAGACCAGGTATTCTGAACTTGTTGTTATCTGAGTTACCTAAACTAATCTCATGTGATACTGTAGTGCTAGATAAATATGCTTGATGCCCAATAGCTATATTGTTATCTCCAGTAGTAAAACTATTAGCTCCAGCGAAATAACCCATGAAAGTATTTCGATCTCCAGTGGTCATGTGATAACCAACACCATCTCCTACAAGGGTGTTAAAAGATGCAGTGGTTGAATTGTACCCAGCGTTATAACCAACCGCTACACCGTAATTAGCTGTTCTGTTATAAAAAGCTCTATTACCTATAGCTATAGTGTGGTCTCCATCGCCATCAGTTGAAGATGAATTATTATATAAGGCTCGATATCCAATAGCTATATTATACTGTCCAGTAGTAATACGATCTCCTGCTTCATCGCCTACAACAACATTATAGTTACCAGTAGTGATACCATCTCCAGCGTCTGAGCCTATAACAATGTTCCTACTTCCTGTTGTAACAGCATCTCCAGCACCATAACCTATTAATACATTTCGAGCACCAGTTGTAATAGAATCTCCAGCATAAGAACCAACTGCCGTATTCAACCCACCCGTGTTTATTGCATAGAGAGAATTATAACCAATTCCCGTATTATCTTCAGCACTAGTAGCGTTATAAAGAGAGTATCTACCTATAGTTGTATTCCTTTTACCTGTATCAACGGAACGGCCAGACTGAGCACCGAGAAGGGTATTCGATACAGAGTTACTTGTTAATGCATTCCCCGCATTAGTACCACCGATGGTGTTTTCATAAGAGTCAGAACTTAAACCACCAGTGACTGTAATAGTCTTTGTCGTACCAGAACCTGTCGCAGTTACACTGGACCCTACAAAATTAAGAGTAGTTGCAGCTGTAGATAAAGAACTACCCTCTTCCTGTATTGTTATACCTGATATACCGCCTGACATTGCTGCCCAGGATAGAGTTCCTGAGCCATCACTTACTAATGCATAACCTGAAGCTGCTGCATCTGCAGAAGGTAATGTCCAAACTAAATTAGAAGAAACTGTAGCTGGTGCTTGAAATCCTACATAGTTACTGCTGTCGGCATCTGCAAACCTTAGATCACCTTGAGCATTTAGTTGGATATCAGTTAATACGTTACCTAATAACTGTGCCTTTGTTTGACTCATCTCTTACGAATATCACTACCATTCTCTCTATTTTACTTCTATGATTTTTTACATTCCTCTAATTTATTAATTACTCTACTATATAAATGAAGCTTGATACCTTTGTGTCTTAAAGCAATCAGCTTTGTAAGTGTCATTTCATCACAGTAAAAGAGAATTGGCTCTTCTTCTATGTTAAAGTCGCCGCTCATAAGTCATTTGTCCATCATTTTTTCCAAAGAATGAACTTGATTTGATCTGTAGTAAGCTAATCGTTCCTGAATTAGATTGTAATAGTTTATGGCTCCATCTACCATTTCTTCTGGGCTGGTGCTTGCTGCTAGATTTTCATTGGCAAGCATACCTGCAGTCAATACTGTGACTCCCCATTCCACTTTACTACCTAGTAATGCTTCTAGAGGAGTACCATCGTTCGTGAAACTAGCTAATAGCTGGAATAAAGATGCTGGATCTCTACTCTTGTCTGTTGAACCCATGGTAATCCCTTAGAAGTATTAACCCTATTTTAACCTGCTTTTTCTAAATGGTAAGAATAAGCCTTGGCTGCGTTGCTATGATATCTCTTACTTTGTAGCAATTTATGCTTTCTATTCTTCAAGTTGACATCCTCATCCACTAGATATGGCAACGTATCACCACTATCCTCCTTAAGTGTTTCGATTTCTAGGTCGATGATTTCAATTTGGGATTGAAAGTCATCGATTGCATCTTTATGACACTTAAGTTTTTCCTTTGCGTCAGCTTGATCCGTCGGAGCTGGCAATCTCTGGTAGAAGGTCGGCTGTATGTAAGGATGTGTCCATGTCCAATCCGACGATTCGTTTCCGTCTAGCATTGTATTCTTGGGTAACTTTAACCCCTGGTGGTAAGGCACCTGAGTTGATGTGTGTTTTACGTAGCTCATCTAGATTAGGAATAAGAGTTGTTTTGGGTTTTGATTTAGTAGTCGTCTGGTCATAGGTTTCACCGGACATTGTACGCAACACAGTTTGTTTCGTAGTGATTACTTCCTGCTGAAAACAGAACTTCTCTTTTTCCTCATCAGACCAAGTATTTAAATCAGAAGATATCTCTACTGTTAAATCATTGTTCTTTACCATTGTAAATTGATAATTTTTACCGGTAAGTTTTGGTGATTTTTCAGAGAAGGGAAGAGTCCTTACTAAATAGCTTAACAGCTTTTTTATGCCCTTAACATTATTTTCAGCTTTCTTCTTTTCGCTGTCGAGCATTTCTTTCTCTATCTTTATCTTATCAAGGATAGTTTCATTGGCTGTTAAGGCGTGATAGATACTGTCTATCTTCTTGCATTTGTACTTTAAACAGGCTTCGTAATCTTCCTGAGTCATCTTTATTAACTCTGAGTCAGATTCTCTGGCCTTGGTTAGAGCAATTGCTTCTCTGTACAAATCAATAGTAGTCAGACCTTCGTAGTTTTTGGGTTGAATTGTTGTCATGATTAAGCAGGTTGAATGAAGGATTGAATGTTTGTAATAGCAAAGGTTATTACAGCTACAGCTGCTGCAATAAGAATGTCCTTCATGATAGGAAGAACAGATGTGACGATAGATTCGAACATTTAATTAAAGGTTGAGTTAGATAGTTTGAATATGGGACTTACAGATTTAACGGGCGTATCATCCTGCCCATTAGTTACTGATTAGCTTTCTTTTTCATTTCTCTTTCAATATGATCTGAAAGCACCTTGAGAGCATACTCATCAATGTGCATTCTTTTCTTTGCAGAAAGAATAGTCATATTCCAGAACTGATCTTCATTAAAGTCAATCATGGTTCCTTGGAAGATTTCTCTATCTTGGATAGATTCGATTGGAGTTTCTTTTTGTTTCATTAGAAAAATGGTGCTATTTGAGATAATGAGGAACCTGTGTAATAGGTGTAGCCGTTGTTCAACATGCTAGTGAACAGTGGCCATGCGTCTTCTTCTGTAAAATTCTGGTCTGGTTTGTACCATCTCCAGTCTCTTGCAGGAGCCATGTATCCAGATTTGGTATACAAAAGCTTGAATTGGCCAGGCAGACCTTCCTGTGTTGGAGGCTTGAAACCCCAAGCTACAGCTTGATCTGGCATGTTGCCCTTGGCTTCCTCGTGTAGTCTAGTTCGTAATCCAGATATGTGTCTAAATTTACGAATCCAAGATAAATGTTTACAACCAATACGGTAGTCCTTGATTTCTTCCTTGTATTGTGCAGCAAATCGTAGCTGCTTTTGAAAGGAAGGACAGGAACACCAAGGCTCTGGCTCTTCTTTCTTCTTCTCCTCCACCTCATCTTCATCTACATCCTCCTTAAACGGAGTCAATAGATCTACATCTTCTCTTTTCTTTCCCATACCGTCAGGTGCTACTACATAACCAAGATCACATTCTTCAAAGGGAAGTTTGAAAGGTTTAAGAACCTCTTGCTCATGTAGTTTGCAATTGATCTTAGCTGTTGGCTGTATCAATGCCTGTAGACCATCTATGTAAGGAATCTTATGTATTCCTTTATTAATGCAAAAGTTTTGCAATCCGATTAGATTCTTTCGCTGTGGATATGTATAACTCCATCCTTTCCATAACACGTAGCAGTTGTCTCGCCATGGGGTCAGAGCACCACCAGTGGGAGATAGATATTCAAAGAAGTGAGGAACACGATTAGTGAACTCTGTAAAAGCTTCTTGAACAGGTTTGGCATCCAGTCTGGTGTCACCGTTGATAACGATTTGATCACCATCTTTTTGAATGTCTGTGATCGACATTGCTTCTATATCTGGATATGCCCGAGCGATATTTGACTTGGAATAAATACAAGCCTGAGCCTGGTTCAGCTCCGTTTGAGTTTTAGTTGACATGATTGGGTTGAGTTAGACAAATAGATCGTGATGATCACTGTTTAATTTAGCATTTTGCTTGGATTTTTGGTACATTGATTTACCTATTCGATAAGCACCGTAACCTAATACTCCCCAAGCAATAGGTGTTCTTACACAAAGTAAGATTGCAGAACTTATTAGACCATAAGTACTTGCTTTATTCGCTGCTGATCGGTGTTGCTTCATAGTAAAAAGGCGACCTTGCTTTCGCAGATCGCCATGTAATTTTTCTGTTTTT